CCTTTAAATTCTGATTTAAGCAGCCTTACAGCAAAGTCCAGCGCTTTAATCATGTCCTTCGGTGTATCCCCTTCTAATTCGATTCTTTGGTGTCGATCATTATCCCAAGCAATGTGGATAGCCTCTTTACAACCAATATCGGCCAAGTCTCGTTCAATCCAGATCCTTTTCAGTTTTGCCATAAATCACCTCAAAAATATAACAAGCGCATTAACGCGGACACTCATTCCGCTGCGCTCCATTCGTTCCGGTTATGCTGGTCGTTATGACTCAAGCCGTTCTTTAACCCGAAACCATTCCGCAAGCTGCTCCTTGTTGTACCGCCTTGCGTTGTCATTAAGTGGGCCACCAATACAATAAATTTGCCCGAGCGCCCTGTCTATCCTGCCCTGCAACTCAATTGTCAGCAGTTTCAATTCGGCAATTTCTTTTGCCTGCCGCGCTATCAGTTCTGCATCCGTCATAACAGTTTCCTCAATTTTGACTCCGCTTCGCTACGCAAATTAGGTAGCGGTTAGTGTGCCCACCAATCCCCTTCATAGGGTGGCCAGCCCTCCTCATCAAGCACAATCCCAGCTTGTTCATAGTGCCCGCATCGACAATATTGCTGCGCCGTTTTTAGTCCAACCAAACCAGACACCTCCCAGTGCCCGCTCTCCATTGTGTCCTGTACCCACCACCGCACACGAAACAGATCAGGCACACTAACTTTTTCGCCTTCTGCTGGTTCAGTTTGTTCGTTCACGTTTGTCATGGTTTCAATTCCTCATTACCGTTAGAAAGGTAAATTACCTCTGAATCGCAGTGTTAGCTGTTTTCTGCTTTGTACAGCTCATAGCAGCTAGATTTTGTCCAATAATAAATGCCATCAACTTGCGTGTAGCCATGAGCACCTTCTGGGGCCAAAAAGTCTGATGATCTCACTCTAAACCCGGCCTTGTTTTGCTTTATTTCTGGGTCAAGCTCCATGGGCCCAAGGTTTCCCCACTCCTCACAATGCAGTCTAACCGGGCTTTGCTTCTCTTTCGGCAGCCAGGTTTCTCCGCCCAATATATATCTAATACCCTTTGGCGGCTGTGGCTCAATCACAGCTAACAAGTCGCTCAACACGGACTCACTACAATTCGTTTCACTCATTTCCGTTCTCCGGTTAGCTCAGGGTTATGCCGGTTACGTCTCCGGCGCAGAATCCGCTCTGCCGTGGCTGTAGGCAACGCGCCCGCTGTGCGGTGCTGGGGTCATCGGCCAACACTACCTGCTAATTCCAATATGGTCATTGGCTTCGGCCAGGCACGCTCTCCAATGTTTGCGGTCATCAGGGGAGCATGTGCGCAGATTTTCTTCGGCCAACGATTTTCTTTCCACCCAATCAACTGTCGGGGTTTTCGAGTGCGGGTCTACTGCTTCGCAATAATCCAGACACTCACAATCTGGGTGTATGCATTTGTCTATCATGTCTGTCTCCGGCATAACAATTCACAGCACGCGGACTCCGCTACGCTCCGCCCGTGTGCTCAGGGTTATGCGCTCTCCTGGCTAACCTTTATCGTGTATTCCAGAGTACCATCGGGCCTTCGTATCTCAATTGCCTTACCCGTCTTCTCACCAAAATGAACTGCATGTTCCGCAACAGCAACCAGCGCTTCAATCGTCACATCCTGTTTGTTCGCTCCCCATGTTCGACCGTCTTTCAAAACTGTTCCTACAAAAATAGTTCCGGTGAGCGGGCTTGTTGCTACGTGTAAATTTCTGTTCATTTATTTAACTCCCCCACCACGAACATCTGGTGGCAGCCAAATGTCAGTATTCCATACTTAAAATAGCCATTGTCCTGACACTCGTTAACTATCTCTTGCTTCCCCCTATCCTTTAGCTCTTGTATATCTGCATCAAAATCACTACAGGCTGTTAGGAGTAGGGCGGTTAGTATTAGTAATGGTTTCATATCCATGCCTCAGAATGTAACGTCAGACCAAGCTCTGCCGTATTTGATGTCACTTATAAGGCCAGGAGATACTCCATACTCTTCTGCTAGCTTTCCCCTCTGGCCCCACTTAATAGACTGAAGCTTTTGTTTTATTTCTTTGGCTTGGGTTACCGTTAATTTGGCTCCTTCTCCGCGCCGACAGTTTGTTTGCTGACTAACCACATCAAGATGTTTTGGGTTGACGCAAACTCTGTTTCCGCACAAATGATCTATAACCATTTCCTGTGGGATGTGGCCAACAAAGATGGAGTAAACCCATCTATGAGCAAGGAGTGTTTTTCCTCCTAACTGCTTATGCCCATACCCTGTCGCCTTGTTAACTTTTCCCTGCCAGTCCCAGCATTCACCAAGGCTTTCAGGGATATTAATTAACGGCTTGATTATTTCCCCTACCTGCCTCAAAACGGAATCTCAGAGTCGTCGAAATTAGCTGGCGACTCTGCTGGTTGGTGGTCGCCGTCACCATTCACGTTCGGCGGGGAACTCCCCGCCCCAGAGCCAGCATCTCCACGCGAATCCAACATCTGCATCTCACTGGCTACAACCTCAGTGGTGTATCTATCAGCGCCGCTTTGGTCTTGCCACTTTCTTGTTCTAAGCGAACCCTCGATATAAACCTTGGAACCTTTCTTTAAATACTCGCCCGCTATTTCTGCCAGACGGTTAAAGAAAACTACTCTGTGCCATTCGGTACGTTCCTGCTGTTGTCCGGTCTGCTTATCCTTCCATGACTCAGATGTTGCTATGGTTATATTGGTAACAGCGTTACCGCTTGGCATAGCTTTTTTCTCTGGGTCATTGCCGAGGTTTCCTACTAGAATGACTTTGTTAATTCCGCGTGCCATGTGTGCTCCTTATTTAATTCTCAAGCTAGTTTTTGATTTTTCTATTCTTGCGCCAGGTACATCAGTGCCAGCCTTTAACCGCTTTAATATTTCGCGCTTGTCTGGCTTGCTAATAACGGAGACTTCTACCAGTTCATCAGGAATAAGATCCTCGTCTTCAATGAAAACAACGTCCCTTCCTTTGGCCAAAGTAATGGCAAACAGTGGACACTCGATCTTTATTATCCCAGATGCCTCCATATTGCCTCTAAGGTACTCGCGGATAGAATCTCGCCTATTAGCTAGGGCTGTTTTTCTCTTGGTTAGGCGTTGAATCTCGCGGTCTACGGAATCAACATCTGACTGCATGTTTTCGATCACATGAACCACTGACAAAGCCTTCTCTTTGAATTCGCCCTCAAGCGCCTCGAAAGTATCCGCAATTGCCTCGGCTGTAATTTCTTCAGAGTCGGCCAGTACTTGAAGCTCTCTATGCTGCTCTGTTATCTGATACAGATGCGTCATTTCCAGCCTCCAGCTCTAGTTTTCTTGCGTCTTTTGCGTCAGTGAAAACTTTAACCGCCACAATATCTTTAGTTATTCCAGCCTTCCTAATCAACGACTGGTAAATACCCTTTAGTTCGCCAAGGCTGATAGCTGTGCTTATTGTGTTAACAGACTTATCAACCCATTCTTTGTACTGGGCTTCCTGCTTGGCTTTTTCTTCTAGTTTGTTCTCTGCTTTTTCTAGCGCGTATTGATTCTGCACAACCTCGACATAATCAGGGTTATCAAATTCACCAAGAAAAACATCAGCACTAAAGCCAAGCTTAGAAAGAGCCTTGCTCATCGTGTTTGTTTCAGCTTTCTTGGCAAATTCTGGGTCAACCCTAGCCTTGTCCCCAGAGCCAAGCTTTACTGGCCATGAGTTGTTAATAGGGAAGGTGTGACGCTCGCCTAACACATAGAAGAATACAGCTCTAACAACCACGAGGCCGGTAGCTTCTAGCTGGCTAAAATCAAGATCACATGATTCGAACCCCCATCCAGATCCGTAGGGGCCAAGGTGCTCTGTCGCTTCTTTGATTTGGTATTGGGGGGCAATGGAGGTATACCCGCCACGCTGGGCAACGTGCTTTGTATAATCCGGGTCGGTTTTGCAAACCTTTTCCCATAAATCTAGATTAGCCATTGTTCTCTCCTATAGGCTCACTTGTGCCTTTGTTAAAACTTTGGAACCTTGTGCAAAACATCTAGGCAAATTTCTTCGGCCTTTTGCAGCTCCGCTTTTATTTCTTCAAGCGTTTCTGCTTGCTTACAGTTATTGTTAATCAGCCAGTTAACGCACCAGCTCAACCGAGGGAAGAAATGGTCTCTGGTATGACTTTTATCATTACCGTCTTTGTCTTTTCCTAAGTAAGTCTCTGTGATAATCCAGTTATACTTGTCGGTGCTAACTGAATACTTTTCATCTATTTTCATCACGCTACACCGTTATGGCTAGGATGCCTTAACCCTTTCAAACCGTCGTTGTAGGCGGCTTGCGCTAGGTAATAGGGTGGCCGTTCTTCTTCGCAGCGTGCTACCGCCAGATTGATATATCTTTCCGCATTTCTTACATGGTCGGGTGTTACTGCCGTCGCTCTCACGCGGCCCGCTTTAAACATTGCCTCTATGCTTTTTTTGTATTTCATCCGACATCGCTCCATGTATCTGCTAACAAATGATTTACGCATTCCTCAATTCTTTGCGCCCATGACTGCTGGTCTTGTGGGTTGTTGTGAGGCCGTCTAAATGCGTTTCTAAGCAACTCTTTCTCTGTCTCTGCCTTATCCTTAGGGGACGTGTAAAGCTGCATAATGGTGTCTTTAGCCATCGTGTTATCAAGCATGGCGTTGTGGTAAACATCTTCGAGTAGGTGGGCTGGCATGTTGGCAAACCAGACTTCTATATAGTTGTCTGTTTGCTTGTCATCCATTTTGGCGAAGTTCAACAAATCATAAGAACCGTGATAGCTGTGTATCTTCTCGATGATTGGATAAGCTACTTCTTGGTCAGTATGTGGTAGCTCTTTTAATCTCATTTCCCCATCTCCGTTTAGGCTGGTATGGGGTAATATTAGTTTAGCTAATTATATTAGTCAATAGTTTTACTAATAATTATTTTAATGGGTTGGTGGTAGAGTTGAAGCTGCACTGATAGGCAAAGAGGGTCGATGGATGATAAGGAAATATTTGTTGTTAGTGCTGGCGGTTTCTTTCCCATGTGTGGGGGAGGAGGCTGATTTGTTGCATAGAGGGCGCTGGAGAATTAACCAGGCAATCCAAGGTCTGCGTTACGCCCATTTCTCCACCAAGGCTCTCTTGCGATAGACCGGGATCGGACTTTTTGGCCGCGAGGTAGTGGCGCTTAATAAAAGCCCCTTCGCGTTTTTTCTCTTCTGTGGTCGTGCCACGCTTAGTTGTCGTCATGTCTCTCATTATTAGCCAACCTAATATACTATTCAATTAGCAAAACTATTGACGACCTTAATTAGTTAAACTAATATAGGTCACATGAGAGAAATAACACTTAAGCAGTTCTGCGAAGAGCGGTCACAAACTGAAGCCGCTGAAGTCATGGGTGTAACCCAGGGCGCGGTTTCCTTAATGATCAAAGCAAAGAGAGAAATCTTCTTCGTAATAGAGGCTAGCGGGCCTTCTTTTTACGAAATTAAACGTGGCAGGAGGACTGCCGCTTAGAGCCTTTTAGCCACCTGTTTAGCCATTTGGTTGCCATCCTCTCCCAAATGGAATTGCACTAGACAAGTATCTAAAGAGTTTTCAAAAGTTTTCTGGTACTTCAAATAACCAGAGTTTTTTAACAATTGGATAGATAGATTAATTGGGTTTTATCTCATGAACTCCGCTCCAGTCGAGAGTAGAAAGTAGGGGTTGAAGCCCGCTCATTAGTGCGTCAATGGAGATTAGATATGACATCTGAACTTGACCAACAAATAAGTTTAAAAGCACTTCTCGATTATCGGGGACCATGGAAACTGAGACATGACTTACCGGAAGGTGTCGGCTTGGCCCCGTTAGCTCATGAATCGCTAAATTCGGGTCTTGTGACCACTGCGCGGCGAGTGTTAAGGCCTGTTCAAGGATCAGTCCTAGTGCCTCTGGATTAACAAGGCTTCCCGAAATGTTTTTTTTCGTGTCAGCAACCATCATTACTTTCACTTTAGGGTTGTCGGTTGCCTCAAATACAAAATCAGTCATGCCGCAGACTTCAATCTGTTTAGTCACGATGTATCTCCTTATATCTATGTGGAGAGTAAGTGTTACCAACCATTATCTATCTGTCCAGTTGTTAAAAAACTTTAGTCCCGTAAGGGGTTTTTATTTAAGTAGTAAAGCGTAAGCAAACGTTAGCAAACGAGGGCAAACACATGCAGACATCATTGCCATTAATGGGGTGTATTTCTAGTGAAGTGCGTGAAATGCCTTATGAGGAAATAGCACACCTGCCCACAGAACAAGCGGCTTTCAGGTATTGCATCCGTTACGCAAGAGTACACAGAACACAGCGGGTAGTTGCTGAGCTTCTTAGCGTTGGCGAGAAAAAGATTATTAGCACTGGTGAGTTGAACTGCATGTTAAACGCAGACAACAACGACCGGCCCAAATACATGAGCCGCACCAGACAAATAAAGCTGCAAAAAATATGCGGTAACACAGCTATTGACCAGTGGGCCGAGCTTTACTCGAAGGGGTTGCTGGTTTGTCAGAAGTCCGTTGACCAACGATTAAAAGAGATTGAACTAGAACGCGCTCAGCTATTAGCGCAAGTAGGATAACCACTCCCTTAACCGCCTTCGGGCGGTCTTTTTTTAGGTGAAATTATGAGACATAGCGAACTAAACGGTTGGTATATGAGCATTAAAAGAATCTGTATTGGTGTGTTGGTTGGGTCATTGTTGCTGGTGTTGATCGCGCTATGAGCTGGTCAGAATACGAGAGAGAAAAGGCCCGTCTGGTTCGTCTTAATCTTCCCTATGAAGTGTATCAGGCAGCTATCAAAGAACTCCTAGCGAGGCTTAAATTGTGAAGTGGTACAAACACGATGCAAACGCCAACGCTGATGCAAAACTTAAAAAGCTAAGAATTAAATATGGCATGGAAGGTTACGGCCTGTATTGGTATTGCCTTGAATTAATTTGTGATGGTATTGATGAAAGCAATATTAACTTCGATTTAGAACACGACTCAGAAATCATTTCACATGACACCGGCATCCACTACGAGCGGGTTCAAGAAATGATGTCATATATGGTTAAACTTGAATTATTCGAGATGAATCAAGGGGTTGTGACTTGCATGAAGATGGCTAAACGTCTTGATAAGTCGATGACAAGCAATCCAAAAATGCGACAGTTAATTGATAAAATCAGAAACAATCATGCTGAAGTCATGATCCCGTCATGTGTTAGTCATGACTCAGTCATGCAAGATAAGACTAGACTAGATAAGAATAAACACACTACGCCTTCGGCTCCGTCATGTCCCTATCAGGACATTGTCGATGTGTATCACGAAATATTACCTAACTTGCCAGAAGTAAAAATCCTTTCTGATAAACGAAAAAAATATCTTAAGTCTCGATGGCTTGGTTCTAAGGCTGCCCAAGAGGTTGGATGGTGGCGGGATTATTTCGAGAAGGTTTCACAGTCAGATTTTTTAATGGGTAGAACTGAAAATAAATTCCAAGCCAATTTTGAATGGCTGATTACCGAAAGTAATTTTATCAAAGTGTTGGAAGGTAACTATGAGCGCGGCTGAACAAAATGTGATTGGTGGGTTGATGCTCTTGGGCGATCTCTCTGGCGATTCTGCTCAGAAGGTGATCGGCATGTTGACCCCTTCGTCATTCTCTGATGTTGACCTTGGCATTGCTTTCGAGGCCATTGGTCGCATTGCTGAAAGAAACGGCAGCGCGGATATGTTTACCGTTGATGCTGAGAGTAAACAAGATAAGCGTTATCGCGCAAACAGCATGGATTATCTAGCAGAGGTTTCTAGCAATGTGCCTAGCTCTGCCAACATCGTGAGCTATGCCGAGCTGGTTAGGTGTGACGCGGTTGAACGATATGCGGTATCAACATTGAACAACGCTATTGCCACAATCACCGATAGATCGAACGGCGATATTTACCAACGGCTAGGGCTGGCTGAGTCGCAACTGTCAGCCATTCAAGATCGCGCCATACGCAACAAAACACAGGGTTTAAGACACGCGAAAGATGTGGGAAGGGATTGGTTGTCTGAGGTCGAGAACAGGCTAGAAGGCAAGACACGGGGCTTTACGCTGGGCATTGATGCACTTGACCGGATGTTATATCCCAAGCGTGTGCCGGCGGGTTCATTGGTTGTCGTTGGTGCGCGTCCAAAGATGGGTAAGACGGCCATGCTCACACACATTGCTTTGCACTACGCCTTAGACCGGAAAGAGGCGGTCGCGGTGTTTAGCTTGGAAATGCCAGAGGCTCAGATTTATGAACGGATGATGGTTAATCAATCCCATGTAAACCCAGAGATATTTTATCGCGCTGCAAGGGATGCTGACGACTGGCAGTCCGTTTGCAAGGCCGCTGGTAGTTTTAACGAATCACAGCTTCACATCGACGACACGCCAGGAATAAGAATTGCTCATGTCTTGAAAGAGGCCAGAAAGCTCAACAGAAAACACAAGGTTGGGCTGGTTGCGGTTGATTACCTAACCCTAATGGAAGCCAGTGGAGCAGAGCGAAACGATATTGGTTATGGGCAGATCACTAAAGCCCTCAAGAACCTAGCCAAAGAATTAGACTGCGTTGTTTTGATGCTGACCCAGTTAAATCGCCAGCTTGAAACCAGAGCATGCAAACGGCCACAGCCATCAGATTCAAGAGACACAGGACAGATCGAGCAAGACTGCGATTTATGGATAGGCTTGTATCGAGAGGGCGCTTATGCCGTTACCCCTAACGACAGTCTGACAGAAGCCATTGTTCGACTAAACCGACACGGAAAAACAGGGACGGTCTATTTCGATTTGATTGACGGGACGGTGCGAGAGACAGACCAAGACTCTGCCGCCGCTGCGTCTGAACAGCCACAGAAAGCCAAACGCCTTTCCTACTAGGAGCTATTCGCATGAGTGAACACCTAAAAACCTGCATTGAGTGTGACGAAGAAAAACCACTGGTTGAGTTTGATGCCCACCCACTGAGACTGAACTACAGCCGGTGCAGGCAGTGCTTTCCGGCGGCAAGGCTGGAAACGGTTAAGGACGCTATCACTGCTGCCTGTGCTGCTAAATATCCGGGAAAGATATACGAGAGAGTGCTTGGTATCGTCAACGGTCAAAGTCATTGGGAGAAGGTGCAAAACAGAACGCTAGATACTCTTTTGATTAAAAAGCTGTTGGCGGCATGAGTGGAACAGCCCAGCAAGAAATCACCGGGGGATCTCAGGCGAATGACCGAGGGAATGAGGGTGGAGTTCCTAAAACTACCTTCGACCCGTTCGCATTATGGGCTGGTGGCTTGGAAGCCTTTTGCCGCTCAGATAATGAACATGCCGAAAGACGCAGCCATTCAGATCGACATGAAGGTCGTCAAGATAATCAAGGCGCAGAAGGGGTGGGGATATGAAGCTAAGTAGTTTGGCGTTTTTTGTTTGTATAGTGCTGGCGACATTTCATTTAGTGCTGGGGGACACTGCGACCACCACCGTTTATGCCGCAGCGGGCCTAGTGATGATTTTCGTTGAGCTGACGAAAAGGGATATGTGATTGAGGGCCATCTTCAGGCGTGAAGGCAACACTCTTGTCCCTGCTTGCCAGAATGCAGTCAAGGTTTTGGCTCAGATTGGCGATAGGGGGGAAGGGTTGATTGATTACACCCAAGGCAGGAACGCTGGCAACCATCGACGCTTTTTCGCCTTCGTTAACCTTACGTTTGATATGCAAGAAGGGTTCGATGATCCAGAGGTATGGCGCAAATTTCTAGAAATGTGTGCTGGCCATTTTAACGAAGTTATATCACCCAAGACAGGAGAGAAGATGTTCATTGCTAAATCAATCGAATGGGGCCAGTTGGGTGAAGGCGAGTTTCGGGAATTGTTTGGCCGCGTCATTCAGGCGTTTATAGACAGGTACGGCCAAGGGATAACCAAAGAACAGTTAGATATGGTTGTGGGGTTTTAGGATGACAAAGCTAAAAAAACTTGAAAGGGTAGATCATCACAGCCAACAACGCCGGAATAATTAATGATATGAGAGAGGCGATTATCAATGACAATTGAAGAGTTGGCAGTGAAAAAGAAAATGGTCGAGTTTGAGATAACAGGAATACTGGCCCAGTTCTTTTCCGAGACAGGTGTTGGTGTTTCTGGCGCGGCCTTGTCCGTTCAGGAGCAAGGGGGCATTGGCGGTGGAGGTGATGGCTGTGCTGCGACTTGTCGTATAGAGCTGGATTTTTAATGGCTAAGAAGAAAAAAACTATAGCCCAAGCAGTAGATGCAGCCGCCACCAAACTACAGAAACTGGTCAGGCTTAAAGCCGCTAATGAGAATGGTTTGGTTCAGTGTGTAACCTGTTCTAAATGGGCGCACTGGAAAGACATGCAGGGTGGCCACTTCATATCTCGTGGATCAAAGCGTTGGAAGCTGGTAGAGGAAAACGTACACACTCAATGCCCCGGATGTAATGGCTTTGGAATGAAGTATGGAAACGCTGAAGCAGTCTACACAGCTTACATGATTGATATGTACGGCCGTGATTTTGTTGATGAAATGCTGAGAACGAAGGGCGAGCCAAAAAAGTTTACTTGGGCTGAAGTTGAGGAAATAGACGCTGAGTTTTCAGCCTTAATCAAGCACCACGAGAAGAGGGTTGTATGAGGAAACATTTAATGATTCCAGACATGCAGGTTAAGCCGGGGCGGCATGAGCGAATATTCATTCGGAAATTATTTTCCAGATAAGGAGATAACTATGGATCAAGAAAGTTTAGTTGGGGTAGAGGAAATTCTGGCCCAAAGGGGGGAAGACTACGGCAGCTTTATTGATGGCGCATTCATCATGCAGTCGATAAAACAGATCATGTTTGATTCTCCAAACTGGAAAGACCTCTGGCCCGACCAGAAAGAATCAATGGAGATGTTCGCGTCGAAAATTGGCAGATTATTAAATGGCGACCCGGATCATTTGGACTCTTGGCGAGACATTGAGGGGTACGCGAGGCTAGTCACAAACAGACTAAAAGGTGAAGACAATGAACGACAGTAGAAGGCCAACAGATGAAAAGAAGTACGGCGATAACTGGGACAAAATCTTCAGTAAGAAAAAGCGGACGTTTGCCGATTTTATTAGCAGGGCGGAGAGAGAAGAAAGCGTAAACAGTCAAGCCGAGAAGCAAGTTTAAACCTTTTAATGGGAACCTATATGTCCACATATTCCGCATTTGATATACCCCTGCGCAGTGGCAGACAGATATGGTGGGAGTGGTCAAGGTGTTCATCGCCAGAAAAGGGGATGGTTAGAGTTCAAACGTCAGGAGGCAGAATATTGCCTCGTTATGAAAAGGGCATCGGGACTGTAATTAACGGCCTTCCTCGCTTGTATCAAGATATTGGTAATTATCTTTGGTCTGAGAGGGTAGAGTTAGACAAGCGCCTTGATCTCTTGATTGAGCAAAACCTGTACTGCTATCTAAGTGCTACTGTGAAGGCGCAACCCAGAAAGCAGGTGTGGAAGGTTAACACCGAGACATTGATGCGCCATGCTATTCAGGATTGCCGTTGGAACAACCAAGTACAGACACGCGAGGGCAGCCGTTACACGAAAGAGCAGCTAGGATTGGTGCTCGGGTGCTCCGCAGATACGTTTAGAAAAGACCATAATGAGAAGTGGAATTTTCTACGCGACAATCTCACTGTATGGATGAACAGTGCAGAGCAGCCGCTGTATGATTGGATGAGAAGGTTAAAAGATGCGGCATAACGACCAGCACAGGGGCGAGCAAGAGAAATTGTAGAGCGAGCATATCGGCAATTACGGCATTCAAGCGTGTACAACGGTCGAAGGCAATAGAGCTATAGTGGCGTGTTAATAACTAAGCGCCGCTTATTGGGCCAGATGTGACTGTTTGCGCTACTGTTTAAAAACACATGCTGTATGTATTGACAGTCCCCCCCCCACTATGCGACACTATTTCCTAGTGTCGAGTTCCGAGCACAGAGATAAACCAGCCTAGTGCTGGTTTTTTTGTGCCTGTAAAAAAACTAAGGATAAAGCATGGATGTAGGCCACGAACAGACAGTCATAGCCGTTGGGCATAAAACAGCCCAGCTTGGCGGTGGTCTAGCCCTTGGTTCTGGTGTCACGGCGAAGTTAGCTGAGAATTATGACGCAATAGCCAGTTTAGGTGTTTTGGTTGGTATTGCTGTTGGTGTGTTTGGGTTGTTTGTTCAACTCCACTACCAAAAGAAACGCGACAAGCGAGAACAGCTATTGCACGATCGCAGAATGAGAAATGGCTAGTTTTAGTCAAGCATCACAAGACAGGCTCGACACCTGCCACACAGATTTAATTGTTTTGTTCGAAGAGGTAGTAAAGCATTTTGATTGCTCTGTGATTTGTGGGCATCGTGGACAAAGAGAACAAATGGCCGCTTACCTAGAAAACAACACACAAACACGGTGGCCAGATTCTAGACACAACTCAGAGCCTTCTATGGCGGCTGATGTTGCCCCTTACCCAATAGATTGGAATGACCGAGAACGATTCACGTTGTTTGCAGGTTACGTTTTGGGGATAGCGTCAGCACTTAAAGCGCAAGGACGAATATCCCACCAGATCAGGTGGGGCGGTGATTGGAATATGAGCAACAAAGTAAGTGATAACAAGTTTGATGACTTGGTTCATTTTGAGTTGAGTGGAGGTTGATGAATGTCAATAGCTGCTATTCACCTCCATGGATATAACGTTGAAGATTACAGAAACAGTTCCGGCCAGATAGACCAAGCCTTTAAGAATGCAGGCATAGACTCTCGTGTTCTGGTTTATCACGCCGATAATGTGCGCGAAGCCAGAGAGATGAACGCTGACACAGCACACAGGCTATCAACACTGATTCACTATTTTCAAGAGAGGGGCCACACCGTCATTGTGACTGCCCATTCTAACGGCAATACCGTTATGCGGCTGTGCTACGACCTTTATCAAACTAGTCCCGATATCGCGGTGTGTATTCAGCCCGCTTTACCTTCAGCCATGAACCCAGCACCAGATGCCAAGCATGTCGCTGTTTACTGGAATCCAGAAGATAGGGTGGTGAAGCTAGGAAAATTTTTAACCTGGATTACTGGACTGTTTTCCTCTAAGTGGGTAGCGGAACGAAATTGGGGCCAAATGGGAGCAACAGGATATGTGGGAAGCGATAAAAATGTGGACAACATTAACACGCTGGACGCTCACCACCCCCGTAGAGCTGGTGGCCATAGCGGTATATTTGATCAGCGGGTTGCGGGTTACTGGATGAGCCTTATCACGAAAGATGCTTTCGAGAGGGCCGCCCAGTTATGAGGCTAATTTTTACCTGCTTGTTACTCCTGTCATTTGCTGTGTCTGCCGAGGTAGAGCAGTCTTGGCCTAACCTCATTATTGCTGACGAGGGTGGCGTGCCTATTGACGGCGTTCCGGGGTCTACAACGCGGGTGAACGCACTTGAGAAGGTGTTGAACCTTCCCTATGGGACTTACAAAGTTATCCGGCCTGACGCAACTATCACAACGTCAGAAGATGTGGTCATTCCACCAGTTGTCGAACCACCAGTTGTTGAGCCGCCTATAGAGCCGCCTATAGAGCCGCCAGCAGAGCCGCCTATTGTTACACCAACAGATGATATTTCAGTGGTTTACAGCCGTGTTCCCCGCACTGTTGGGCCTCATACCGTTGCCACTAAAACGGGCGAGTTGGTTTTAAACAACGCCGAAGTGTGGGATGTATTACCCGAGGTTGCTACCCAGTTCTACGGCTTTAATGCGCCCGGTCAGTTGATGTTGCAGCATTCAGATGACAGTGAAGAATTACTATACGACTGCTTTGATAAAGCCCGACCCTGTGTGCCGTTTGATGCTATGCCATCACTGGATGGTAAACACATAGCCTTTGCTGTGTACAGTGCCGACAACCTTGTGAACGCGTGGAGCAATGGGGTTACCTTACCCAACGTTCAATTGGGCAGTCAGAATGCCGACTCCCGCATTTATGTTATTAACGTTGAAACAAAAGAATTAATCGCTTGGCCTCATACGCCTGGGGATAGAGATACCAGCCCTGTCTGGTTGCCTGATGGTCGGCTCATGTTTACCAGCACACGCAATGGGCAATGGCGACCTTGGTTAAACAAAATTACACCGATGGCCAAGCAAGACCCCCGGTTGTTTACGGCCTTGCCCGATGGCTCGGATGTAGTGGATATAAGCCCACACGAGGTGGGTGGGGCCATGCACCCCTTTGTATTCTCCAATGGGCGTGTTGGATATAACTCATTGTGGTATAGCCACAACCTGACCTATGTTGGCAATAATGGCAGTATTAATTGGCCTACCACATTAAATAATATGTGGATGATGGCTGATATTCTCCAAGATGGATCAGATTATAAAGCCCTGTTGGGCGGTCATAAAAACGCCTATCGAGATTCCAGAGGCAGAACCAAAACCCAGAAAGCCCTGCATTTTATTGGGCAGAGAGAGAATGGGGATGCTTGCATAGGTAGTTATTACCGAGCCAACAATCATGGATTAGGTGATATAGCTTGTTTCCCTTTCGAGCCTGCCGGTGTAGAAGGCCCAGCCCCGGACTTTTTGCCTACAGGCATTTACAGTGTCGCGTCTTGGAGTAAGTCAAACGATGAGCCAAGCCGCAAAGATGCTAACGGTGTGCGTCAGGGCAAGATTGGGTTCCCCGATGGTTACGCGGATAACCAGCTCCTATTAACTGTTTGCAGCGGCTACTGTACCAAGGTGGCGACGTCCCCGCCGTTTATTGATGGGCAGGTAGGTGATGATATTGGCTCAAGTATAGGGCTGTATAAAACCACAGTGATTCCTAGCGAAAACATGGACGATTTAGAGGTGGTTGTTGATCACCCTGATTGGCATGAATTCAATGGTCGAATAGTTAGGCCGAGAGTTATTCAAACAGCCGCGCTATCGCAGACAGATGACGGGTCATGTCAAGTGATCAGTTCAGATGCCGGGGCCACAGATGCCCACGACTTTAACGACTCATCGTTTAATCGCCGATACCGCGCAATGGCGAATAATGGCGGCGAGATTAAGGGCTTAGACCATTCAGAGGTTCAAGCTATTCGGTTTTATGAAGTATTGCCGAATCTCGACAAAAGCCCAGACTTTAAGAACTCCATTGGTAACGTTGTGAAATTACTGGGGGATGCCCCTTTATTGGCTGACAACTCTTTCAAGGTTGAGCTACCTTGTGATATGCCGTACCTCATGGCCGGTGTGGACAAAGACGGTTTAATTATTAAGCGCGATCAATTGCCTCAGTCATTAAGACCGGGTGAAAAGCGAGTGTGTACTGGATGCCATTTGCATGGTGAAGAGGGTAGACCTTACGAGCAATCATTGGCGTTTGCCGCCCCACCTTTACCGTTGGTTTTGCCTACCGCTGTGCCTACGTTTGAAAAAGACATTAAGCCCATATTCGAGGGTAAATGTGCTGGGTGCCATACCGTCGATTTGCCGGTTTTAGACTATGACAAACTGGTGTGGGATTACCTGCAAGAGTTTGTGCCAGATGACAGAAAGCATGTAGCAGAAAACACCACCAACCTGAAGAAAAAATACGGGTTACAGCGCCCTAATACCAGCAAGTATGTGAATACGATGTTTGCGCGTGAAAGCCTGCTGTATTGGAAAGCTGCGAACAAAAGAACGGACGGCAGGACAGATGACACTTATGCTGATGATATTGATTTTGGTGTAGATCACCCAACAACCCTGACGGCTATAGAGCTAAGAGCTGTGGGCGAATGGTTAGATGGTGGAGCGGCTAGATAGATGGCTATTAGCTTTGATGGGAACAGCTCAAAGGTAGTCATAGACACTAGCACTGTCCTTGAGAACACAAACCCTTACGCTCTTAATTTCAAGATCCAAATTACTGATACTAATTCAGTGTATGAGCGCTGCCTAAGTTACCGTGAAGGGTCGCGGGGGTTTATGGTCATCCAAGAGG